TCGTAGATGTTCATTTCACCAAAGAAATTTTTAATATCAATGATTTCACCACCAACACTTTTTATTTCTAGCGTGACAATATTAACGTCACCCGGTACATTTAATGGTGAATCGGCCATTTAATATTAACTTCCAATTAACCTGTTGAATTCTGACAAGAACGCATTTAAATCCAATGGATTTAAGGCCTTTATTTCGCGCTTTTTTTCGTTGACCTCATCTTCGTAATCAAAATTAGTTACTTCTATAATGTCGCCAGCTTGTATTGCCCCCGCGTCATAATCAACGATTAACTTGTCATCGTCAGTTGTCTCAAAGTGGTGTGTTTGATACATTTCTTCAATGCTACCATACTTTTCTACGCAATAAGAAACAATAGAATTTCTAGACATTGGCCAGTCTTTTCTTGGATCAGTCATATTATTTACAACAAAGAAAGTCCAATGATAGTGAGGCGACTGATAAAGCAAATGAGAAAGAATCTCAGGTGTTTCACCATCGCCAATAGTAACAGTTTCTAGAAGTGTCAAATTTCTAAGGTAGTTGTTGGCAGCCACCCGTTTAAAGATGTCCTGCACAAACTTTAAATTGCCATCAAAATATGATTGTTGTTGCCCTAGTAATCCAAAGTACATTATTAGAACCCCTGCTCGATTCGTTTGTTAGTTAACAGTTCCAGTTCGGTGAATTTTAATCTCATATTAATCTCAGTAGGAATACCACCCTCGAACGTAGTAAACCCGCCGGTGCTACCATATTCAATACTCATGTTGGTCAGCGCACAATTTGACATTTTCTTCACGTGTTCATTTTCTTTTTCGCGATGATATACTACAATTAAAAATTCAGACGGATATATAAAAAATAGTCCAGATTTATCTTGTTCAGGGTGCATGTGAAAAGAAAATAGTTTTATAATTTCTTTCACACTATCGTATTCGGCTTGACTTTCGGGAGCAAAACGATAATTGAATTCAAATTCTCTAAACCCAACCGAACGAAATAATTGTTCTTTATAGGGGTTTGGTGTCTTCTTTGAAGTGGCTTCAATTAATGCGTTCATGCCACCACCACCTCCAATTGCCTTTACTGCGCCGGCCGCTTTACGTGCTGCCAATTGCGCTGCTCCGCCGGCAGAATCAAGAGTAAGCCCAGCTTGACCAGAAGCAACGGCGCCCATCATTTCTCCCAATTCAGAAGTCTCCCATGTGGCAGCGTATCCGTATTTTGGATTATCCTGTACTTGTAAAACTAAGGCGGTCTTGCTAAAAATTGTTTTATCAGTAGATTGAATGCCCGCAACAGCCACGCCGCCAACGCCGCCTACTATAGCACCAACTCCGGCGCCTCCAACAGTCTTAGCAACTGCTGTAAAGAATTTTGATAATAAACCGCCTTTTGCGCCAGAAGCAACTTTACCGCCAGCATTCGCTAAAGCAGCGCCTGCAACCATGCCACTCATAGCACCACCAACAAATGCGGCCGCTGCTTTATTTTCAGTTTTTGCGGTACCGGGCGGCTGTTCAACTGTTTGCGCTGTTCCTGCCGTTGACATCTTTTGACCCTCTGTAGAATTTTCGCGGATCAGAGGAAAAAACATAATGTAGTTTGGAACTTCGGTACCTCCAACATTTAGTGGATACTTATATATGCCAGTACCAAGACCCGCGCCATAAGAGTTTATCTTGGTAATCGTGTCTCTACCTAAAGGTTTGATTTCGGCTTCGGCCATATGATAAATACCTATGTCTAAATAGTTAGTTGCAGTCTGGATTATTTATATGTCATTTTCAAGAGATACCTTAAAAGGGTTGTATTCTATAAAAAATGCAGAAAAATACGTAGGTAATCCAACTAATATTATTTTTCGTTCTAGTTACGAATTAAAGTTTATGAAATGGTGCGACTATACAGATTCAGTATTGGAATGGGGTTCAGAAGAGGTTGTCATACCCTATATATCTCCAGTTGATAACAGAATTCATCGATACTTTGTGGACTTTTATCTTAAAACAAAAGACAAAGATGGGTCTGTACACAAGTATTTAGTCGAGGTCAAACCCGCCAAATACACAAAAGAACCAGTACCTCCGTCTAAGAAGACCAGACGGTTTTTAACTGAGGTCGTGAATTGGGCGGTCAACCAGGCAAAATGGAAGTATGCGACCGAATACTGTAAAGACAAAGGATGGAAATTTATTATAATTACCGAAAAAGAACTCGGTATTACACAATAAATAGTATAAACAAAGAGAGACTTAATGCCCAATCCATTCGAACAATTAAGAGCAAAAGCTGGCGATGGTGAAAAATCCATGAGCTGGTACATGAAAAATGTAAGCAGATTAGCAAAAGGTGCTACATCCGCTAACAGTTTAATGCGTAAGGAAGAAATTGGTGAGTTAACCACCAAGTTGGATATTGGTGCAATGTATCTCTACTTCTACGATCCAAAGTATAAAGACGTACTGCCCTTTTACGACACTTTCCCTTTGGTGCTTCCTTTTGAGAAAGCAAAGGGTGGGTTTTATGGAATCAATTTGCATTACGTGCCATATCTGGCCAGAGCAAAGATACTTGGAACATTACTAGAGTACACAACTAATGAAAAACTTACTAACGATACAAAAATAAAAATGAGTTGGAGTTTACTTAAAAGCCTTTCAAATGTATCTGCAATCAAACCGTGCATTAAGCGGTACTTGACGGCGCATGTCAATTCCAGTTTTATGAAGATAAACCCAGAAGACTGGAAAGCAGCAATATTTCTGCCAGTTGAACAGTTTAAAAAGGCAACAAAAAACGAAGTGTTTGCCGATTCTAGGAGCAAGTTCTAATGCCAAGAGGGTTTTTAACTAGAGTTGCTCAAATCTTGCTGCGTGATAAACTAAAAATAGGTTATTATGACGGTCAAGCGGACCCGACAATTATACCAGACGCGCCGCCGTGGAACAAAAGTTATCCGCCAAAACCTCAGAAAGCAAAACCACCGGCAGCACTAAAAGTTCCAAGATCAAGTTTAGACAACACCGGAGATCCAAATCAGCCGGTTACTGGTACTGACCTGGCAGATGCGGGAGTTAATGGTTTGTACCCGCCGGCAGCACTAAAAGTTCCAAGATCAAGTTTAGACAACACCGGAGATCCAAATCAGCCGGTTACTGGTACTGACCTGGCAGATGCGGGCGTTAATGGTTTGTACCCGCCAGCAGAACTAAAAAACCCAAAGAAGACAAAGACCAAACCTTCTGATACCAACCTTGCGGAGTTTCGCGCTGAACTCCAGCAATATAATGCAGCAAGAGGCAATCGTTTTGAGTGTCATATTATAGTACCAGAATGCATGATATTTGACAACGCTTTGATTATGGGTAATAATCGGAAGCTAACATTGTGGTGCGAAGAGGCAGTATTTCCCGGTCTGGGTATTAACTCAGCACCAATCAGAATTAACAACTTGAATATACCTAGAGCAAACTCTATTGATTTCCAGGGTGAGCAATTGGGTCTACAGTTTGTTGTTGACGGAGAATGGAAGATAAAGGAATACTTTCAAAAATGGATGATGAAGATAGTTAAACCTGAGGATAGAATTGTTGCCTTCTACAGAATTGGCGGTATCGATAGTAAACTTTACTATTCGACTCAAATACTTCTAAAAGCATTGGATATGAATGATAATGTTATTAGAGAATGGGTGATAGAAGAGGCATTTCCACGTTCAATGTCGCCCACGCCAGTAGGACACAGCAATAATATGGTGCAGAGACTTACAGTTTCGTTTACTTACAAATCATGGAAAGAAATATAGGAGATTATAATGGCTTTACCAACAATTACGACACCAACCTTTGATTTGACTTTACTCACCACCGGTGAAAAATTCAGATTTAGACCTTTTTTGGTCAAAGAAGAAAAGATTCTAGTTATGGCTGCCGAGTCGGCCGAACAAGAGGAAATGATTCGCGCAATGGCCACAATTGTAACAAATTGCAGTGACGGAAAGGTTGATGGCGACACACTTCCGTTTTTCGAATTGCAAAATCTTTTTATAAAGTTGAGATCAAAGTCTATTGGTGAACAAACAGATTTCAATCTTATTTGTGGGTCTTGCGAGCATAAGATTCCATATATTCTCGATTTAGCTTCGATTGAACCGATTGAGTTTGATGGGCATTCTTCTACCATCATGCTTACTGATGAGATTGGTGTGAAGATGCGATATCCAACAGCAATGGAAATGCAAGATAAAACTACTGACACTTATGATGTTATTTTGAATTGCATTAACACCATCTTTACGGCAGACGAAAATACGGACGCAACCAAAGAAGCAAGAGCGGAACTTGTCAACTTTGTTGATAATCTAACCATTGAGCAATTTGAAAAGATTGCCAATTTCTTTGTGACTATGCCAAAGATTGAAAAGAGAATTGATTACAAGTGCCCAAAGTGTGAGGAAGATAACTTCATCTTAATTGATGGTGTAGAAAGTTTTTTCGAGTAACCCTTTCTCATGATAATTTATTGAATTTTTATAAGACGAATTTTTTACTTATGCAAGAACACAATTATTCGTTATCTGATCTTGAAAATATGATGCCTTGGGAAAGGGAAGTTTACATCGGTATGTTGGTGACGCATTTACAGAAAAAAGCAGATCAGCACAACCAAGGAAATTAGAGTAAATGACACTTAAGTTCAAAGACGAAGAGGAATTTAAAGCGTGGCAGCAGAAGGCGATGGATGCAAATCCTAAAAAGGCCTCTGCTGACAAAACTGCTGCGCCTGCCGCTGATGTTGTGCCTGCCGCTGACGGCACCGCTGCGCCTGCTATGGCACCAACAACTGCGCCTGTTAATGAACCTAAGGTCAAAACAAAAGAAGACATAATTGGTAAGGTGCAGGAATCACTACGCACAAGTTCAATCAAATCAACAGATTCTCACGCAAAAGAATTGATGACAAAAATTGTTAAGGAGTTTAAAAACACTTCTTCCGATGTCATCGAACAAATGCACAAAGACGAGAAAAAGTTACTAAAAGAAGTTTTGGATAAAATTGCAAAACTAGAAGGTAAGAACGGAGAAGCATTTGAAGCTGGTATTAAAGAACTTGTGCAAATTGGTGCCAAACTAGAAGCATCTGCCAAGAAGAAGGGTGATGTTGCTGGTGAGAAACTTGGTCAAAAAATTCAAGAACAAGCAAAAGAAAAACTCTTTGAAGAAAAAGGTATTAACTTAAGCGGGCAAGAAGACACTGCTGGAAATAGAATTTCCCAGGCGTTATTGGGTAAAAATAGCCCCACTGGTATTAAAGAGGGATATGCCTTTAATAAAGAGACCAATACTTATCATAAGACAAATGAAGATGGCACTCAAGGTGCCGCTG